TGCTTGTGCATCAGTGTTAATCTTTACCTTTCTAATCTCTAACTCATTAATAGCTTGTAACTGCGATTGCTGTGCCTCTAAAAATGCTGCTCTATCTTTCTCAGCATAGGCTATCTTCATAGCAGTCTCAGCTTGAGCTTGCTTATTCTTTAAAATATCTAACTCAGTACGTAGCATCTGAGCAGCTCCTGCGCCTAAAGCTTTTTGTAATGCGAGCTGTCTTGTTAGTGATTGCTCTTGAGATTTAAGAGTCTCGGCCTGCTGCTTTAAACCCTCAAGCATCTTACTCTTACCACTAACTAAATCGGTAAGCTCTTCCCAGTATGCAATAATTCCAACAATTACAGCCACTAAAAGTAAAATAGGATTGGCTAATACTGCTTTGCCTAATGCTTTTAATCCTGCTACTCCCGCTTGAAAGGCTGCTTTTAATCCACCTGATAAAGCCTTGGTATCTATACGTGCAAGATTACCACTAAATACTTGAATGGATTGCGTTAAGCCTTCGAAGTCTAAGTTAGAAAGCTGCTCACCCATTATGCCGAAAGTATTACTCATACCTTCAATAGCAGGTCCTGTATTTCCCTTAACAGCTTCCGCTGCATCATTCATTCTATCCTTAAGCTCACCCATTTTAATGGACAGCTCGTTAAATTTCTCAGTACCTAACTCAGTCTGATCCTGCTGCTTTTTTAATTCAGCATATTGCGCCTTAAGTGTCTTAGTAGATTTCTCTAAGTGCACCGTAGATTCATCTACTTTCTTTATCTCCTGATTTATATCCTCTAATCCTGTGAATGTACCTTCGTCATCAAACGAAAGCTTCAATATCATCTCTTGTGTAGCCATTATATTACGCTATAAATTGTGAATGTAATTAAGCTAAGTAGCCCTATTAGTATAGTGTAATTAATAGCTCTTATTTGCCATACCTTGCGCCTTGCATGGTATGTACCGCTTGCATGCTTAAACTCTTTGCTCTTACCCTGCACTCCTGACCTTAGCAAAGTCATACTAAGTATGATGTCATTTTGTGGATTTGTCATATTATAGGTGTACGTTGAAATTTAGATTGAGTGTATTGAATCGTTGCGCTGACTACTAAGCTCTGCCCTGCTACTGTTGAAGTTATGTATGGTGCTATCTTATTACTTACTACAGGAGTAAATAATTTGAATGTACCTGCGCCAAAGCCATTATTAAATTGATTAACTAAAATTGGAGTAGAGCTGTACTGAGTAACTTTATCTTTCCAAATCATCGAACTATAATCAAGGCTTGATACCTTACCTGTAGGATTTCCTGCTCCATAATTGTATTCGAGAATTGAGATATAAACTTTTATCATCCATACAGTCTCAGTCGGCATAGCTATAGTGCCTCCATTAATACCATCTAACAGCAAATCTATTGGAGTTCCTTCGACAAGAGTTTCAGTCAATCCCATCAGCTGTATAAATCCATGCTGTGATCTACCTGGTATAGTTGTTCCAAAGTCTGAGGTACCATCCCACCAAGTACCACCGCCAAAGTGCACTCCTCTTACATCTGCCTCTGCCCATCTGCCAGCTACCATAGTACCTTCTAAGTTAGGTCTGATAAAATTGCGATAGCCTAAAGCTTGGCTGTAGTTGTTGTTAGGTGCAATGCCATGCCCTAAGCCACTAACAAATATGCGCTCGTTGTTATTCTCAATAGATGCCCTATTGACGTTACCCATACCGGTAGCGCTTCTTTGATTACCGCTTGTATTAGTTATATTGCTACCGCCTACGTTATTAGGTGAGGTAATTATACCGCCTGTACCATTCGTGCCTGTAGATGCAAAGCATCGGCCCTTGCCACTGTTCCAAGTGTAGCCGTAAAATTCGCAGCACTCCTCAGAGCCATTGCTCAGATTACCATCGTAATCTAAAAATTTAACTGCTCCTGTAGTAGTGTTTATAGTAGATGGTGTGTATTGGCATAGCGCTCCAATGTCAAGCAATCGAATGAGCTTGCATTTAGTTACTTGCTCATCTGCTACTATGTAATCCGTTAATTCTATTACTCTCCAAAAAGAATCCTTAACCCAAATCTTATCATTAAACTTTAAGCCGAATACATCAGTTACAGATAGCTTAAAATAAGCCTCCATTATCTTTTGCTCTGAATCGTAAAGCTCTGCGATATACTGCCTCCAATATCTATCAAATAGCGTCTTTAAGGGCATAGTCTCTATTGGATGTGGAGGAATCTCCTGCCCGAAGTTTAGGTCATTTGTGCCTATCTCAGTAGGGATAGCTGAGTAGTGGCTAAGTAAAGGAATAACTGTGAAGCTCGCCTCCTCAGCTACCTCATCATAAACCATAACTACAGCGCTTTCTTCAAATGCTCTTCTATAAAGTATGCGAGGCCCAGGTGCCATAAACTCTCCCGTACCATTAAAATATTTTGGGATAACGTAATTAGTGTTAGGGATTAAGTCGCAGGGTGATGCGCCAAATGTTAATTCAACAGTGTAATCACTTGTGCTGAAGTCATTGCCTGCATCGGTTAATCTTAATTCACCATACACTCTCTGCCCTGCTGTTTTATACTTAGCATTAAACACATCTCCCTGTTCTTTATAGCTCCACTTAAGTAGGCGCTTTCTAATATCAGCTGCAGGGGTAAGTACAATGTCTTTTGATAGGTCTAACTTACCGGTCCAATCGTAATCATCTCCACTTGCTAAATACTCGACCATTGGAATAATCTCTACTGCATTAGGCATGTTAGGATTAGGCACAAGCACAGCATTAAACATCTTAAGAATATCTCTTAAGAAATCTATTTGTTTTTGCTCAGGTGCGTTACGAGTTATGCTAATTGCCTGCGCATAAATTTCACCGCTTGCAAAGGTTATACCTATTGTGCTATTCGCATTAATAGTTACAGCCTGTGAGCTCCCAGCGTGTGCGTAAATGTATATCCTTACTTCATCTCCTATCTCTAAAAGTAAATTAAAGGATGCGTTAACTGTAAAAGGATTGTTTTGGCTAACTATGTATACGTTTCCTCCCTGATCGTAATCAAATTCAGTAGGCCCTACATTCTGAGCAAATGGAATAGGCACAATAGATTCTACACCTCCCCTTGTTATACCTAAAACAATATCGTATGTGTGTGCTGCAAAAGCAGAGTACCCTGCAGTGTTTACATCAATCTCTAAACTTACTCCAAAATCACCGTAGTAATTAGCTTGAGATGTGTATACACTACTGGCAAAGCTATTAGATGGATCTAATGTTTCTACCCATCCCGTTAGCTGTTTGTAGTATAAACCACTATTGCCTTGAATGTCTATAGCTACTGCCTGATTAGTTGTGTAGTGAGCGCTAAATTTAGCCTCGTCTGCACTAACTATTCCAAGCGTTAAAGGATTAGTGATGTAGGGAATGTACATATCTGCAAGCTCAGTACTTAAAGTATCTCCGCTATAGGTAAATCCCGCCTCCGTAATTATCTTATTAAGCAGCCATCTTGCCTGAACAGCTAACGTAAGCTCTCCTGTATAGATAGGATTAACTGAACTAAATACTCTTCTGCTACCTAACGTGCTATCCTCACTCCAATTCTGCCCCTTATCAGTTAGCGTGTAGCAGATAGCATTATCAAATAAGCTACCATCATTAATTAGATTTACATTCTCAAAGCTATTCTCATGGGCTAAGTCAGTATAGTCTAATTCTTTCAGCAGCTTATCTCCAATGCTCCGAGCTAAATCTACAGTTTCACCAAAGAAAGCTATAACAAATTCATGCATTTTACCCTGCTGAGTAATGGCCTGCTTGAATTGTATGTGCCCATCCGCAATGGGTAGCGTGTCTACTGATAAGGTAGCTTCTATCTTTCTTAATACATTAATCTGAGTAGTGTCATCGTTAAGCAGATTCACGTTGTACTGCTGCCCAAAGAAATCTACATTAGTCTTAGTTGCAGGTATTCTAAACTCACGTGAAAATGCTCCCCTGGTAGTAAACTCAGATATGCTATTGAAGTTAGATGAGTAGCTTATGCTCTCATTCTCATAAAGGTCTACTACTACCTGAGCGCCATTATCGGCAGTTACTACTAAGATTACTGATGGCCTCATGCTGTATAGTCGTTACTGAATTTTATAGTCAATTCTAAGTCTGTTTTTCTAAAGCTTCGTGTCCTAATTGCTGTATAATTATTGCTATCTATTAGCACCGGTGTAGCTGAGCCATCAATGTTAATCATGTAAACCGATTCGCTATAAATCAGATTCTTTAAATATTCAAATTGCCCTTCGGTTAAGAAGTCAGTTCTAATACGCATCATCTTTTCAACGAATGGACTGCGCTCAGTTAAGCCTCTATCATAAGTATTAAATCCAAATGCTTCACCTGCATCTGCAGTAGCGTAGTTACCTACTACTTTCCTGTAGCGCTTGCGTTCCACTGAGTAAGAATCCTCACTACGTTTAGTAAAATTGAAATAGTCCCATCCACCCCTACTATTGGTCCATGCTAATCTTATCTTATCAAATCTGCACTCATCATCTGCTTTGAATACTGCTATAGGTGTTGCACATGATGTGCCTCCAGGAGTTTTAAAAGTTATTAGATAGTGATGCCAATCTGCATCTAATCCAAAGTTATTATTTACGTTAGCAGGTAAAAGAGGAAGATGGTTAATGTAGCCAGCTGCTACTACGCATGAGAATATATCAGTCTGAATAGGTGCGCCTGCCTCATTGAATTGCACTATCTGCACTTTATCTATGCTATTATCAAATAAGCTACTGCCATCATCTGCAGGAATAGTAAGCACTCCGTAGTCATCTTCAAAAGAAGTAATGCCAATGGTGTTAGCTCCTAAGCTATAATTAGTCAATAAGTCATCCATTGCATAAGTGTTACGCTTGAGATCACTCATGATGTAACTGTTTCCATTAACGAGCGCAAAGTAATCAGTAGGATAGGGATTGTAACCATCTGAAATCTGAAACGCTGCATTGATTAATGATAGCTCTTTTAATGGGTAAGCAGTAGCCTGCACCTCAAATACACCTATTACCTCGTACCCTTCGTATAGAGTAGCTTCAACATATATTATATTGCGAGCTGTGGAATCATCTTGTACTGTTGTAGATGCAAATAAAGAAGGCACTGCGTCAGTGCTGTTTACCCCTAAATCCATGGCAGAGCTTACTACCGGGTTAAGGTCAAATACTAAAGCGCCTGATAGGTTAGGCTGCACGTAAAAGGTATTAGTATTACCCCCATTGCATGTTACCTCTATCACATATCTAAAGCCAGGCTGCCCTACGTTGGTAGATGTAGCTACCACTATTAGCTTTTGTTTTAAGGCAGTGTATGAATAGGGCTGTTGTTGTATTGTAATTGCCATGATTTAACCTGGTTTAATGTTAGTTAGTTTTCTCGTTTGATTTAAGATGTAGATGTTTACCGCATCACTCATGGCAGCGTTCAGCTGAGGAGCGTAATCAGGTAGCCACTCTAAGTATGCATCTCTAAAATAATACAGAGGTGCTATACCTTTTTTCTCTATGCTCTTAGCCATTGCATTAGCTACTCTTAATCTGTTGTCTGCATCTTTGTTAGCTGCGCTCTTTGCGAACTTAGTCATCTTGCCAGTCTCACCCATAGCTCTCAGCTTAATCTTCTTTAGATTCATCCAATTAAGGATAGCTTCTACCGGAGGCTTGGCTGCGCTGGCTGCAAAGCGTGTGTCTATTCCTTTGTAGTTACTCTCCTTACCTTGGCGCCCATACTCTACCCACTTAGCGTAGTCAGCTGATGAATCAAAGCCGATAGATGGCAGTGTGCCTGTTACATCTATAGCGTAATAAAGAGATGCTGCTAAGGTACCTGTAGTATTAGCCTTCCTCTTCTTTCCATATCTCGTCTGCTGAATCCTGATGTTACTACGTGCGCTCTCAGTAACGGACTCACCGAAATCTAAGAGCACATCGTATAGCGCTCCCTGTTCAAATAGCTCAGCTAAGATGCTCATTTATTGTAAATTTCAAAAGCCGTAGCAGGATCAGTTAGCAATAAAGAAACAAAGTGTTTTATCTTTTTATCATCTACAAAATCTGCTATCATCTTTGAGTAAGCATTATCTGCGCTATCTAAAATAAAAATTATTTCATTAACCCGAAGCTCAAATAAGCTGCTGTCATGTATTGGTGCGTATGTGTAATTCATATTTTTATTTAATGTGAAATCCAAAAGATGTAACACCAATACTTATAGCAGTAGATTGTACAATTCTTATACTCAGTTCGTCTCCATCTGCTACTGTAAAAGTGTTTGAAGTAGTGCTGTATAAAGCTCCTGCGGAAGTGGCTGCAATAGTAAATGTCATTGCCGTAGCTACTCCGTTTTTCATTAGCGTTATAGCCATTGAGCCGGTCATAACTCCCGAAGTTCTTAAAAAAAGTCTGCTTACTGTTCCTGCTACTACGGAAGTTCTACGTGCTATCTCGGATGTGTTTGTAGTGTTTATACCAATTCCAATATACGTTGTAGTAATAAAAATAGTTCCCCCGTTTAAGTTACCTGCCATTGCATATCCTTTGGCATTTAACTGAGTTTGAATTGAGCTGGTTGCATCTAAGAAGCCGAGCGTTGTTGTTGTTACTGCATTGGCGGCTACTTTGCCACTACCATCTGAAACAAGCACCCTTGATGCTGTTAAATCTGCCGTTGTTATAGTGGTTGCCGCTCCTGTTATAGCTACTTGTTTATTGTTGAATGTTGTCCAATCCGTTGCGCTTAGATAGCCGTCAACGCTTGTTGTCGCTTGCGGAATAGACAGCGTTCTATTGGCTGACAAATCACCGCCACCGCTCAGCGGTGCTGTTGTGCTTATTGTTCGCGTTGTTGGTACTTTGCTACTATCTAAATGCTCAAGCGCATCGTCTGCGTTTGTTCCTGTTACTGTTGAATCGTTTTGAACTTGTGAGGTTTTGAGTTTGCTGTGCTGCCATTGAAAAGGTTGTGGACCTAATGGAGTGCTAACGTATATCCAAGTTTCATCCACAGCAGGCGCACCACTTTGGAAATCTACTCCGTGAACACGATGTACTGTTGGATTAGGATAAGTGCCCTGCAAGTCTCCACCTGCTGCGCCACTTGGCGGAAGCGTTGTTGGAATGGTAGGCTTGTTAAGAATCTCAGCTACTCCACTAACTGCATTCCAATCTGAGTTAACCTGAGCAGCTGGTATAGTGGGTAAGTTACTTAAATCATTATAGTCATTGCTAAAAGCTGTAGCTCCTAAATCAGCAGTGTTAGCCTTTAAAGCTACATCAGTTTGAAGCGCTATGATGTCATCTGTAATAGATATGATAACAGCGCAGTCCGGTAAATCTTCGCAAGTTAAACCGCCTGCAGATATTGCATACCATCCCTTTACACCTGAGCCATTAGTACCATAGTAGTAACTATTGCCAGGTGCTTCTAAGTCATTATCTAAGCTAACAAATACACCGTCTTGATGCAAGCTCTCAATAAATTGAAGCGCTCCGAAGCCATCGTTAGGAGTGTTTGTTGGTGTGTTATAGTTCCAGCTCGCAGGGATAGAGCATGCGCTCCAATCGTAATCCATGCTGAGCTCTATTATTCCTGTTACTCCCGTTAGCGTGTGAGTGTACTGCTCTACAAATGGCTCTGAGTTAACAGGGCGAGTAAGCAGCACATCATTACCGAACATCTGCCCTAAGTGAATCTCATTAATAAGGTCTTGAAAGATAAGTGAGCAGTCAGTAATGCTCTCTGCCTGATAGCTTGTCTTATCTTCTTTGTCTCTTGGTAGATCAGAGATAAATACCTCAAAGCTAAAAGCTCTTGTGCCTGGTGAGTAGTTAATAGCCCGAGGCTTAACGTGCATCCATGGCCATTCAGCTTCCTTCTCTAAATCGGCTTGGCTAATCTCTCCATGCGTAAACCTTCTCAGCTGAAAGTGGCCATCTGCAAACTGTCTAAATCTATCTACTATTACGTTGTATGTGTAATTGATTGTGCTCATATCTTATAGTGGAATTTAAGTAAGCTTTTGTTGCATGCTATTAGCATAGTCCATGGCATAGGTCAAATGGGTAAAGATGGTAGTAGCTCTTGTGTTGGTTATGGCATCAAACTTAGTTACATCTCTCTCTGCCATCTCCTCTATGACGTGCCACCATTGGTAGACTGATGCTAATGTTTCACCTCTTCGGCTAACTGAGTTATCTCCTTCTTCAGCTTCTCCAGCTCCTTCTCTAAATATTCGGGTGTACTGCTCACTAAATCGTTTCTGAGTGTCGAAAAAAAAAGCAGCGCAGCATTTACATTGGCTAAGTTTAGCTTGCGCATCTGAGGCACATACTTAAGATGCACATCACTATCATAATCTTCTATCTTGTACTGCAGATTTATCTCAGCTGTAACAGGTCTGTAAAGAATGCACATAAGCTCAGGTAGCTGATGGGGGAAGTTCTTGCTAAACTCGGATAGGTCTAACCACTCTCCAAAGGTCATAGATTTAAGGTTAGGATGAAAGCCGAACTTTACACCATCTATCTCGATGAACTGCTGAAATACCTTCTCATCTTGGCGCAAGCCATTAGAGTAAGCTGTTACTATCTTATCAATAGTAGCCATGTCTATCTTTCTGATGTCATCTCGCTTCAATCCTGTGATAGCAGAAATCTGAGATACGCTATCTGTACCTGCTGCTATAAAGTCTACGTAGGTGCCAAGCGTCTGGTCGCTGTACTTAGTGCTTATTATCTTCTCGCTCATAGGTTTCTTTATAGTATTGTTCAAAACTACCTTCGTCATTCATTCTATCGCAAGAGCCACTAAAGTAAGCACTTTCCATCTGCTCTTTCTCCATTTGCTTGGCTTGTCCATAAATTTGCCCCATTGATTTATGAATTAAATCTTTATGGATTTTTTCAATTAACCATTCAACCGCTGTTTGTTTACTCATATGTTTGTACCGTCTATGGTTATGTTTATGCTCTTTATCTCAGTGCTCAGCTCAGAGCGTTCTATGTAACCTCGTTGCTTTCCTTGTGTCTTGAGATAGAAGATAATTGCTGATGTATTAGGTGCATCCTTAATAGTTACTATCTCTCCATCATGGGTAAGCGCTTGGCGCTCTGCTCCCTCCATCAGCTTCTTAAGCTGCGACTCTGCAAAGTCTAACGCTACATTCTTAAGCGAAGATACAGCAGCACTATACTCAGCATCATCTTTAAGCCATGCGTAATGCGTCTCTCTTCGTATTCCTATCTTTTCAGCTGCCTCAGTTACATTACCTAAGCTTGAGGTAAGTGCCTGAATCATAGCATCTTTTTTAACCGTTAGATTTTGTGGTTGCTCCTCCATTACGCTAACTTGTTCTTAAAGTGTGTTATTAACTGCTCCATCTTCGAGTCATAGTATTTCGCAAAGGTAGTAAATCCCTCACTATCAACCTCATAAACTCTAAACATTGTATTCCTTAATCTCTGTGATGGCTTCTTTAGTGTATCTTCTAACTCTGATTTAAGCGACTCCACAGCATCTAACTCCTCACGTCTAAAGCTCTCATCTTTAAAAGCTAAGTAACCGAACTGATTGGCTATTCCGAACAGTTCAGCAGCTTGAGATGGTGTGAGCTCATTAGTACCAAAGGTCAGTTTAAGAGTCTTATCTTTCCTTGTGCCTACTGACTCGAGCTGTGCTGGTATTAATATCATGCAAGTAAAGTATCTAAGTCAATGCCATATTCTTTCATAGTGTCTTGCAATAACTCATTAACTTTAGACAGTAATATTTTTTCTTTACCCGATAGCTCATCATATTTGAGCTGGCATAATAGCTGAGTGTTAAACTCATTTAAGCACAGCGCTAAGTCTAATGCTTTAGTATGCCTTCTATGGTCATTAACATCTTCTAAGTTATCAAAGTCAAATGTAAAAGAAGCTTTCATAATTCGAATATTTGTATAATTGATTAGTTAAATTTAACACTCGACTTTAGCTTAGTGTGTTTGTATTAGCGCTATCAGCCTAATACAGCTAATTGGAATAGTGTAGCTCTCACCTCCAATGGGCTCTCCTGAGTAGGAGGCACAATATCATGATCCACAATAAAGGCAGTCAGGATCTTCAGCTCCCTCTCCAGCATTTAGTATTCTTTCACACTCCTTATCAATCTCTTTATCTGTAAATGTAGGATTAAACATTTTCACTTGTGCCCTCAAAAAGTTATACTTATTATCATTCATTTATATTAATCTTTATTAGTTATAACTATTAGTGTAATTAGCTTTTAGCTTTAGTTAAGCTATTAGCTATAGCTATTAACTCTATGCTTAGAGCTTAGATTCTGAGCTAAATGAGAGATAGAAGTATCCAACCAAAAAGATTACTCTTTCTGTTGGGCTCTCATCTAAATGACTGTCTCTCTGCTTGTCGCTTGAGTTCTTCGCCATTATGAATTAGTGTCATCAGCAATGTGCACTAACATGGTATCTACCTTTTAGAGATATTGCCATCCCTAAGTAACCTGGGGCTTATACCTTAGCCATACCCCTGAGCTTTGTTACTATCCCGCAGTAGCTCAATTCATTCTCTATGCTGCCGTTATCAATTCCGCACATAAAAAATATAGCCCTAAGGATGCAGGGTGAGAACATCCAAAGGGCGTATAAAACCTTAAATCAAATCTACAGTAATACCACCCTATGACAAATCTATACGTAAAAATGTTACGAGATTCATTTGTGCAAAACTATTTTTGCTGTTGAAAACGTAGTACCGTAATGTATACCCAAAAAGGAAGCCATACAAAGCCTGTAAATACCACACCCATGTAAGCATACCAATGAAAGGTAGATAGGTGTCTCTGATGTCTGTAAATGTTTAGGCAGAGTATGCCAGTGTGCAGTAGGAAGCCTACTAAGTAGATAATTAAGATAGTCATATTTTTTTACGTTTAGCTCTTCGTTTCTTTATTTGTATAGGTATTTGCTCAAGAGTGAGCAGTGCTTGAGCTTGTTCTAATTTATTAAGCTCTTCTTCTAACTGCTTCTCTACATCATCTACGTACTTCTTAGCGCATGGACCGCAGCTTGTGCCAGGGTAATCTAAGTTAGTGTATTTCTTTCTTATCTCACCAATCACCTTCATATCTTGATTAGTTACTCTGTTGTTACGCTTCAAAGATAAGATAAAGGCCAGCATATTCTCAATTACTAATCTATCATCTAAGATAGGCCATTTCTTTGCAGGGCAATCTTTGACTGCATACATTGCTAAGTGATCTATAGGGCAGCCACATGGCTTAAATAGATGCCCATTAAGCTCAGTTGGTTTAGCGAATGGATTAATGGCATTGGTAGGAGGTCCACACGTCTTATATCGCGTGTTAAATACTTCGCAGTTATTGCAGATTTCAATCCTCGCAGCGTAGTTTTCTTTTGTCATATCTGTAATGAATTTCTAAGTGTTACTTTAGCTTTCTTAATTGTCCGGTAAAGATAGTTCAAAGGTATGCCAGTCTCTTGAGCTAACTCTTGGTAGCTGAAATCGTCTAAGGCATAAAGAAAGAATAGCTCTCTCTCAAAGTATGGCAGCCTGCTAATGAAGATATCTAACTGCTCATTCTCAAGTCTCATTCCTACACTTTTGTTTACATCATCAATGATATCATTCTTTAGATCACTTCGTATCTTCTCAAATTTTAAACGAGTGTAGTTAAATGAGCTATTGCTGCACCTGGCAGATAGTCTAATAGCGTTGCTAACGTAATTGTTTAGCTTGCCTCGGTTATGAATATCCTGCAATTTATCTTTATCACTTTCTAATATCTTGAGCAGCGTATCGTGTAAAAGCTCATCAGCTAAATCTAACCTTGTAACAGTTGCTGCTACTCTGCGCCACTCGGCATAGCATCGGTTAATTTCGGAGGTGTAGGTACTCATCAATAATTAATTTAGCCTCATCAAAGCTCTTGCATGTAACTGCTTGGTAGCCATTGTTAATTAACTTTGCTTGCCAATCTTTCTGAGATTGACTCATAACACCCTTACTTGTTTTCATTTCTATAGCTAACCCAAAGAATGGGCCCTTAGCATTATAGATAAAAATATCAGGAAAGCCTTTTACGTATCCTGTTTTCTTCATCTTTACTGCTTGCTTCATAGAGGTACGAACACCCCCTGCAGATGCACAATAAAGCAGCCAAGGATATTGAGCATTAACATAGTTAATAACAGCCTCTTGAATTAAAGCTTCCTCGTTCTTCATGTGCTCAAAATTAGACTATTAACTTATCTCATTTCAACATCTTATTCACATACTTATTCACATAGTATTAAGTGTGATATATTTGACTATCCATTTCAGCCTTTTGGTTTAGGCTTATATTGATTATTTGATTACAGGATAGCTCTACAAACGTGTAGGGCTATTTTGTTTTATACCCTTATGCGTATAATTTGAGGATATTAGCGGATATTATACGTTATCGGGTATAGTTTTGTAGATTATTTTCCACGATAAGCCTCATTCTGTAGATTATTTTCTACTATAGCTGTCGCAAAAGTCTACTATACTTGCGACAAAGATGTTATTAATAGTATCTAATCCATATTATAGTATGTAATATCCCTCATAACACACTTTTAACTATGATTAAGTGTGCTAAATCACACTTTAACTTAGATAAATGCGTACTTAGTATAGTTCCTATTCAGCTCAAAATAAGCTCTCATCATGATAGCATCTGCTATATCGGGGCTAATCCCTCCAGTGCGCTGGCTAATCGTGTCTTTAGATGTTACTCTTAGCTTTCCTTCTTTATCAGGATCTACTCTCCTAATTAGCTCAAGCTCTTTGCAGATGTCCTCTTGCCATTTAATCGGGAAGGTTATCTCATTCTTATCTATTAGCTCGCCAAGTCTAAAGTAGCAGTCTGCTTTTAAATTCATGTACTGAGTTCCTCTCACAGCTTTACTGCCATTCATAAATTCCCTGCAGCGTAAACTGTCAACGAGGCCACCGCCTACGCCATCAGCATCGGCAAGCACATTAGATAGCCTAACTGAATATTGATTCATTAAGCGCTGTATCTCTGCCTTTACTTCATCTTGTCTCTTCTGCCTAAGCACTACTATATCTATACAGCTTAATCCCTTCCATACACATAGCACAGTTCTATCTTTACCAAGTCGCGCGATGTCTGCTGTGATGTATCCCTCTCCTACATTCATAGGCTCCCTAAAGCAGCGCATCAGCTCATCGTACAGGTATAGTCTATCACTGCTGTTATCAAATTCCCAGTCTCCCTCAAGTAAGCGCTTACGGTCCGCTTCAGGTAATCGGGTAAGGCTCGTAACGTAGGCTTCAGGTAGGTACAAATTGTCCCCAGGTAGAGCCTGCACAAATGCAAGGTGCTCAGGTAGATTCTGATTCTTAAATGGTAAATAGAATTGGTTGTATATCCATCCCTTTGCAGGATTGCACGTGAGTAATATCTTAGGCTTAAGGTTAAACTCATTTAACTTGTATCTAATACGTGAGCATACTACGCTATAGGCTTTCTCACTTATCTCAGTAGCTTCATCTAAAAATACATCTGTGAGCTCTAATCCTCCGAGGTCCTGAAAATGCGGATCAGATGGATAAAGAAACAAGTCAGCTAATATTATCTCTGAGCCATTGCTGAATTTAATAATGTGAGATTGCTGATTATAGCTGAAATCCTCTCCTGCTTTTAGGCCAATATCATTAGCTACCTGAAAAAATGTATTCATGGTAGTTTTCTTAAGAGTATCTAACTTAGCTCTGCCTATCAGAGAACGTGTACCTGGGTATTTTAAGCGCCTAAGAATCTGCCACATGCAGCCTAACATAGTCTTGCCACCGCCTGCAGCTCCTCCGTAAAGTATAGTCTCTACATTTGAATCTACTGATAAGAATTTAAGTGCTTCGCTTTGCCTTGTTAGTGGCTTAAAATTATAGTCTATTTGTCTCTCCATTGCACAAAAGTAGGTATTACTAATGTAGTGTCAACGGGTTTAGTTATTCTTTCCAAATCTAACTGCAATAGATAAGCGCCCAAAGGTTTAGGAGGTCTCATGCGCTCTACGTGAAAGCCCATAAAGCCTTCATCATATTCCTCTTTATAACTTGCTGTACGAATGTGATGCACATATCTCATATTGATTCTATAGCCACCATTTGCAGCATAGCATAACTCTTCGACCATATCTGAGTGATGGTAAAGTTCATGCACGTGGCCTGCCCAAATGCAATCAGCTCCATCAATCATTACACCCATACGGTTGTTTTGAATTACTCCCTTCGTAACTACTCCGCCTCCGCCTGATCCATGGTAGTATTTAGTTTTAAACACCATCGCGCTCTTCTCGTTTTTCATTACTCTATGAATCCACCATCCACCATATCCACCTACTAATACATTGGTGCCAGCTTCTCGGTTAAGGCCACTAACAAAGCGCTCTATTAAGTCAGTCTCACAGTTCTTAATAATTGCAGTCTCATGATTACCATATCCAACGAATACCATCAGGTGCGCGTATGGCTTAAACCAATCTATAGCCGTGTTTACTAATGCATCTAAGTAGTTAGCTACGTTGTGCTCAGGTAAGATGTCCTGCTTACTTCTACGCGGATCATACTTGCCCTGCATGCAGCAAAATAAATCTCCATTAATAGCAAAGCTGATATTTTCTGCTAAGCACTTATCTAAGTGAGCTTTAAGAAGCTTTCTATCGCAATGGGGGTTATCCCAGTGGATATCACTCATCATTAAGAATTTATCTCCACTCTTGCAAGTAGTGATTATGACATTTCTACCCTCTCTGTATGATGTAATCATTTGTTATGATATTAGATTTAAGCTCTTGAAAATGCTTTTTAAATTCGTTGTAAGGCACATCTATTACTATTGCATTATCTATCCCCTGCATCAGCGCTAACGTGCGCTGACCTACATAGTAAGTACCATCTGCTCTAAACTCTACTTCTGCCTGAATGCCTACACATTGGCGAGCATCAAACATAAAAGGAATATCCTCAGCATAAGTAGACTCTAAGCCTATATCTTCTGAGTAATTCCACTGTATAATAGTGCAGCTGCACAGCTCAGGTAACAGCTTGGCGTTTAAATCTATTGGC